TGAGCGGCCTGGTGGGCGTCCCGTTCGACCTGCTGGTGAACGCTGCGAGCGGTAGGGTGCCGGCGTGATCCGCATCGGCAAGACGTTCCGGTTCGAGGCAGCGCACGTGCTGCCGAACCACGACGGGAAGTGTTCGCGTCCGCACGGGCACTCCTACCAGGTGGAGGTGGTGTTCGCCGCGCCGGCGCTGCCCGAGCGCCAGCCCGGAGCTTCGAGCGAGGGGATGCTGATCGACTTCGGCGACGTGTCGAGCGCGTGGAAGCTGGTCGAGGACGAGTTCGACCACCGCAACCTGAACGACCGCATCCCGGCGAGCTTCCACCCGACCACCGCTGAGAACATCGCGCGCTACCTGCTCGCCTACTTCCAGTCGGAACTGCCCGACCACCTGGCCGAGGCGGAGGCCGGCGTGATGGTCGAGAAGGTGCGGGTGTGGGAGACGGCGACCGGGTGGGCGGAGGCGTGGGCATGAGCGCCACGCAGCGCGACACGCTGACGGTGCCGATCAGCGAGGTGTTCGGTCCGGTGGTGCAGGGCGAAGGGCCGCTCGCCGGCCACGTGACCGCGTTCGTGCGCGTCGCCGGCTGCGACTACCGGTGCAGCTGGTGCGACACGCCGTACGCGGTGCTGCCCGAGCAGTGGGCACGCACCGCCGAACGACTCACGTACCTGGAGATCGTGGAGCGCGTGGTGGCGTGCGCGCCCGGCGCGCCGTGGGTGACGCTGAGCGGCGGCAACCCCGCGCTGTACGACCTCGAGCACCTGGTGGACGAACTGTCGGTCAACGGGTACAAGAGCGCGATCGAGACGCAGGGTTCGACGTGGAAGCCGTGGATGGAGTTCCTGTCCCTGGTGGTGTGGTCGCCGAAGCCGCCTTCGAGCGGGTGGAGCGCGCGGGCCGAGGCGGAGGCGCCGGCGTTCGCGGCGCACGTGCTCGACTCGGGTGTGCCGGTCGCGATGAAGGTGGTCGTGTTCGACCGCGAGGACTTCCTGTGGGCGCGAGCGATGCACGACCTGTCCGGGTTCGCTGACGCCGGCCGGCCGCTGTACCTGTCGGTCGGCACCACCCCGGGCGGTGACCTGGCAGAGGTGCGGCGCGACGTGGGCGACCGGTACGCGTGGCTGATCCAGCAGGTGTGCGACGCGACGCCACCGCTCGAAGCGATCGTCCTGCCGCAGCTGCACGTGCTCGCGTACGGCCACGCGCGGGGCGTCTGATGGACAGCGACGTCACGTACCGCTCGCTCCAGCGCACCGTCGGCGACATGCTGCTGGCGATCGGTGAAGACCCCGACCGTGACGGGCTGCAGGAGACACCGCGCCGGTTCGCGGACGCGCTGCTCGACATGACCTCCGGGTTGGGTGAAGACCCCGGGATGCACCTGCGCACGTTCGACTCGGACGGGTACGACGAGATCGTGGTCGTGAAGGACATCCCCGTCCGCAGCCTGTGCGAGCACCACCTGCTGCCGTTCGTGGGCGTCGCGCACGTCGCGTACCTGCCCGCCGGACGGATCGTCGGCCTGTCGAAGCTCGCACGGCTGGTGGACGGGTACGCGCGCCGCTTGCAGGTGCAGGAGCGGTTGACGATGCAGGTCGCGTCCACCCTCGCCGAGTCGCCGGTGGAGCCGCGCGGCGTGGCAGTCGTGATCGAGGCCGAGCATATGTGCATGACGATGCGCGGCGTGAAGGCACCCGGCACGCGCACCACCACATCGGTGATGCTGGGCCGGTTCCGCGAGCACCCGCCGGCACGCGCCGAGGTGCTCGACCTACTCCGAGGGGGACCCCGATGACTAGCGCACTCGTCCTGTTCAGCGGCGGGCAGGACTCCACCACCTGCCTCGCGTGGGCACTGCACGAGCAGACCGAGAACCGGATCGGGTTCGACGAGGTGGCTGCGCTCAGCTTCGACTACGGCCAGCGGCACGCGGTCGAGCTGCACTGCGCGGACGAGATCACCGACGCGTGGGGCGTGCCGCACTGGTCGCTCGGGCTGCCGATCCTGCACGAGCTACACGGCGGCGCGCTCACCGACGGTGGCCGCAAGATCGAGGCGCAGGCAACGACCGGCTACCAGGCCGACAAGGGCCTACCGTCCACGTTCATCCCGGGCCGGAACCTGTTGTTCTTCACGGCCGCTGCGGCGTTCGGCGTGCCGCGCGACTTCAAGACGCTCGTGACCGGTATCTGCCAGGCCGACGACGCCGGCTACCCGGACTGTCGCGGCACGTTCGCGCACGCCGCGGAGGCCGCGATCCGCCTCGCGCTGGACGAGCCGACCTTCACCATCGAGGCGCCGCTGTTGTACCGCTCGAAGGCGGAGACGTGGAAGCTCGCGGACGAGCTCGGGGTGCTGCAGGACGTGATCCGCCGGACGCACACGTGCTACCAGGGCAACCGCTCGGTGCTGCACCCGTGGGGGTACGGGTGCGGTGAGTGTCCCGCGTGCGGCGAGCGTGCGAAGGGCTGGGCGCAGGCGTTCGGCGATCGCGCTGTGGTGTGAGGCTGCACCTTGCAGGCATCCCCGCACAGGTCGCCGCGGACGCCGGCGTGAGGATGCACCTGGCCGGCGGCACCGGCGGGCACTACAGCGTGGACCGCGACATGCGCATCGGCGTCGAGGCGATCAACCGCAACCGCTACCCGTACCACCTGATCACGTTCGCGTACGCCAAGGAACGCCGCGAGTTGATGCCGGCCTGGAAGCACCACCCGTGCACCGTGATGATCGACTCCGGGGCGTTCACCGCGTACACGCAGGGCAAGCACATCAGCCTCGCGAAGTACGCGCAGTTCATCCGCGACTTCGAGCGGTTGTGCCCGGACGTGGCGGAGAGCGTGTTCGTGTCGCTGGACGTGATCGGCGACCAGGCGGCGACGTGGACGAACTACCGCCGGCTCACCGACCGCGGCTGCGAGGTGCTGCCGGTCGTCACGATGGGCGCCGGCATGGACGACGTGCGGCGCGCGGTGGACGCCTACCCGTACGTCTGCCTGGGCGGGCTGGTCGGCAGGGGGCAGGCCGCGTTCGACTGGCTCGACCAGGTGTACGACACCCTCGCGAAGCTGCCCGAGCTACCGCGGACGCACCTGCTCGGGATCGCGACGAAGCGGGCGGTGCTGCGCTACCCGTGCTTCTCGACGGACTCGTCCTCGTGGCTGTCGCCGTTCCGGTGGGGCGGCCAGCTGCGGTCGGGCCACCGCCTGCCGAACTACCACGAGTCGCACGAAGCCTCAGCCGCGATGCGGCACCACATGAGCGGCGTCGTGGCCGGGTACGCTCGGCTGATGCAGCACGCAACGAGCTACTGGACTCAGAGAGGTGTGACGTGGCCGGAGTGAAGCCGATCGAGGTCGTGCACGTACCAGCGGACACGCTGCGAGCGAACGCGTGGAACCCGAACGAGCAGACGCCGCGGGTGCGCGAGGCGGTCGGCGAGTCGGTCGCCGAGTTCGGGTTCATCGACCCGATCCTGGTGCGGCCCCACCCGGACGGGTCCGGGTACGAGATCGTGGACGGCGAGCACCGGTGGGAAGCCGCGCTCGCCGCCGGCGCGACGGACGTGCCGGTGATCGTGCGTGACCTGTCCGACGCGGACGCGAAGCGGTTGACGGTGATCCTGAACGAGACGCGGGGGCAGGCGGACACGATCGGCCTCGCGCAGCTGCTGGCGCAACTGGACGACGAGATCGGCACCGACGCGCTGCTGAAGGGCCTGCCGTACACCGGCGACGAGTTGGCGGACCTGGTGAAGATGGCGGACGTGGACTGGGGTCACGTGGACATGCGTCGCGGCGGGCCGGTCGAGTCGAAGCGGCGTGGCGGTGGGGCGGTCACCGATCCCGGGTGGCACACGATCAACGTGCGCGTGACGGACGAGCAGCACGCCGTGCTCGCAGACGCGTTCACCCGGTACATGGCGGATCGGGACGGGGAGATCGCGGAGGACGTCGCGTGGGGCTTGTTCGTGGAGCACCTGGCGGCGGACTACCTCGCCGGCCCCGGTTGATGAAGCGTTCGTGAAGCTGAGTTCCATGGGGAGACAACGCGAAGCGTTCGTGTGAACCTACGTACATGGGAACCACGCAGAACACCACCGAGAACCTGACCGCCGCGATCGCCCGCCTCGACGCTGGCAAGGCGTACTGGATGGTCACGCGCTACCTCAGCGACGACGCCTACGACCTGGCGACCCGCGCCTCCGAGAACCTGCACGGCGTCGGCCTCACCGGGCTGTGCGAAGACATCCGCGACGGCCACGCCGACTACAGCGACCTTCGCGACGCGCTCGCCACCGCGCTGAACGTCACGCTCCACTAGCGGCGCGAATGCGGGGGGCGGGGAGCCGGCGGCGGCACCCCGCCCCCTCCGCCGTCCTGGGTTGCTGCTTCCTCCCGGAAGGTTCAGGGTAAGAAAGAACAGGCCGGACTTTCCCACACCCCCCGGCCCGGGAGGAACCCATGCTCAAGCGACTGCTCGTGATCGCGCTCGCAGCGGTCGGAGTGCTGGCACTGCCCGCCGCCGCATCGGCGTGCAACGCCACCTCGGCCGGCGCCCCGGTCTACGTGGACGGTCTGACCCGCATGACGGCGGGCATCCACTGCGACAGCTACACGGGCGGCACGTACGAGATCCGGGTCTACTTGCAGGGCTCGGCCGGCGGCTATCACAGCGTCCACGTCCCGACGCCGCTCAAGCGGACGGTCACCCCCCCGAACGTCGTGCCCTACAACCGGCTCGACGACTACTACGAGCAGTGCCAGTACCTGACGCCGCAGGACACGTCGATGCGGATCAAGACGGTGATCGAGAATCTCGGCACAGGCTCGATCGACGTCGCCTACTCAGGCGGTGTCGCGCGGCCCGCGGCCTGCCAGTGAGGGGCCGCCACGCACGGGTTGCGTGGTGGTACTATGGGGGTGGCTCCCGCCATGCCCGACCCCTCCTACCTGACGAACCTGACGGTGCGCTGCAGCCCGGACGCGATCCGGCTGATACGCCTGTGCGCTGACCGGTTCTACGGCGACGGCCCGCGGCCGGTCACCGACCCGGTGGCGATCGGGTGGATGCTGGAGCTACTCGCGGCCGACTACCTTGCAGGCCCGAGGCAGCCTCATCCGGGGGCCGGCCTGCGCCGGCTCGTGGAGAACCGTCGGAGGGACGCATGAGCACGACGCACACGTACCACCCGGACAGCCTGGAGCACGGCCTGTCGGACGACTGTCCGCGCTGCTCGGAGCACGCGAACGACCCGCTCGTGTCGCTCGACCAGGCGCACGTGGAGGCGCTGTGGCGGCAGATGGTGGCGGTCGAGTTCGGCGGCGGCGGCATGTACCGGTCGCACGCCGAGGCGCGGGCGTGCCGGCACCTCTACAGCCTCGGGCTGTTCCTGCAGCGGATCGGGATCGACCCGCGGGCGGTGCAGCTCGACCCGCCCGCGGTGATCGACACGCCGTGCATGGACTGCGGCCAGCTGCACCACGCAGCCCGTTGTCCCCGCTGCGGGACGGCCCGTAGGCGCACATGACCCGCAGCGGGGGCACAGCGCGGCCCTGTCGCGCGTTGAGGGGCCTAGGCACCCTACCCCACAGGGTCGGCACCTTTGGCCGGCAGACGGCCGCTATGCGCCGCATGATGAAGCGTGCGTGAACCTGGGCGCGGAGGGGAGACAGCGCGAGCGTCCCGTGCGAACGTTGTTGGTGCAGGGCCGGGAGCGCGAGTTAGTAACCCGGCCGGGACGGCAGCGGTAACCACTCCGCACGGATCGCCCGAAGCCCGAGCTACGAACTAGGGGGCCACGGCGGCAGAGATCGCGCCCGGTGTCGTTGGCATCCGCCGATGGCCCTGCACATGAGCGAGCACTAGGAGGGCCGGCACCGACGGGTGCCGGCCCTCGGTGTCTAGGCGTTCGGCGCGGCCAGCCAGCCGTGCTGATGGTAGAACCGCACGGTGTCCATGAACCACGCGAGCGGGAAGTTCCGGCCCGGGTCGGTGTGGTTCGACACGTGGTACGCGGCGCTGTACATGCCGTGCGTGGCGATGCCGTGCACGGTGCTCAGCGCGATCGGGATCGAGTGCGTCTCGCACCAGTACGCGCACCATTTCGCGCCCTGCTTCAGGCCCTTCGTCATCGCCACCCACTGCGCACGGGTGAGCGCCGCGGAGCCGATGAACTCGATGTGCAGCCGCCCGGTGTTCGCGCCGGCGACCGCCCAACACTTGCGCACGTCCAGCGCACACTTCGCGGTCAGGCCCTCGCCGTCGATCACCAGGTGCGCGTTGTAGCCCGCGCCCTGGTTCTTCCAGAAGTTCGGGATCGCGAGCACGTCCGAGATGCCCGGCCGGTTCATCGACTCGGTGCAGTGCAGCACGATCGCGGACGGGTCTTGGCTGCCGTGCGTGGCGCCGGCGACCCGCTTGTTGATCACCGGATGGTCGTGCGTGCGCGCCGCCATCAGGTCAACTCGTCGTCTTCGCTGGACAGGTCTTCGTCGGACAGCTCGTCGAGCTTCGAGCGATCCTCCGCCGCGCGCTCCGCTGCCAGTTCCGCTTCCAGGTCGTCGTCGTCCGGATGCGGCTCGTGCAGGTCGTCAGGCACCGTCACTCTCCTTCCGCGCTAGGCACCAGCCACGCGAGCGCGAAGCCGCACAGCGTCGAGATGGCAGCGCCGACCTCCGCCGGCACGTCCAGCCCGAGCGGGCCGGCGAGCACCCACGTGATCACAACTCCGAGCGCGCCGCCGGCACCGCCGGCCTGCACCTTCCGCTTGACTGGCATACGGACAGCGTACCGATCACGGACGACACGTGAACGTGCCGTCCCCGTTGTCGGTGCACGTCAGCACCGCCGGGAACTGCGCGTCCGCGCCGGCCGGCCCTGGCGGCCCCTGCGGCCCTTCCGGCCCCGGGTCACCCTGCGGCCCCTGCGGACCAGGCGGCCCTGTGGCGCCGTCCTGGCCGGCTGGACCGGCCGGCCCCTGCGACCCGTCCGCACCAGCTGCGCCCTGCGCGCCCTGCGCACCCGTCGCGCCGGCGTCGCCCTGCACCCCCGGCGTGCCCTGCGGCCCCTGCGGGCCGCGCAGCCCCGGGATGCCCTGCGACCCCGGCCGGCCCGGCGTGCCCGGCACACCCGGCGTTCCCGGCCGGCCCGGCGCGCCCGGCTGCAGGCCGAGGCACCGCGCCACCTCCAGCGCCGTCTTCTTGAACAGGCACTTCACGATCAGCGTGCCCTGCGCCTGGGCCGACTGCGCCTTCGCGTCCGCGAGCGCCGCGTCCAGCTTCGAGCTCGTCGCGTCCGCCTTCGCCTGTGCGGCCTTCGCAGCGACCAGCGCCGCCGCGCGATCCTGCTTGTCCGACCGCTCGCTCGCAGCCTGCACCGACAGGTAGATCGCGACGCCGGACAGCAGCGCGGTCAGCACCACCCCGATCCCGACCATCAGCACCGCCCGGTGCGTGCGTCGCAGCGACGCCAGGTACACCTGCCCCGTCTGCTCGATCGCGTGCAGCGCCTCCGTGCCGGCCGGCGTTGGATCGTGATGCGGTACCAGGTCAGACACTCGTCCCCCCGTCCACGCTGCCGCGCTGCTCCCACCGCCACCGCGCGATCTCGCCACGCAACTCGTGCGCTTCCTCGCGCGTCTTCGCCGACTCGTCGCGGCACAGACGCAGCTCGCGCTCCAGGTGGTCGCGCTGCGCCCTCATCCGTTCGAACCCCTCCGTCGCCTCGTCCACGATCGTCTGCATCGAGGAGAGTACGACCTGGTGCTGCGCGAGGATCTTCCCGGTCTCCTGCCGTTGGAACCTCAGGATCGTCAGCAGACCGCCGACACCGACCGCTCCGAGCAGCGTCAGCACGCCGGCGAAGATGCTGGGGAGGCTGGGCATCCCTGCCGAAGCCTACGCGCACCACCACGCGCGAAGGGCGCCCCGAGGTGGAGCGCCCTTCGCTCGTGCAGCCCGTAGGCGTCTGGCGCCGGCCTGGCCGGCTCTCACCGCGGAGCCTACAGCAGCCCCGCCGCCTCCCACACCTGCCGCTTCAGTTCGTTCAGCTGCTCGGTGGTGTAGCCGCGGTTCGCGCGGATCGTGTCCTGGTCGGTGTGCCAGCGGTGCGTGCCGAGCGTGATGATCCACTTGGCCGGCACCAGCCGCCGCGCCTCGCCGAACGAGAACCGGTACGCCGGGTCGCTCGGGTCGATCGTCGGGTCGGCGATCAGGGTGCCGCCGTCGTCCAGCGTGCCGCGGCGGATCTCGGTGACCCGCTGCCAGGCGTTGCCGCCGCCCGACCGCGCCGCGAAGACCTTCCAGCCAACCTGCACGTCCTCGACCGGCGTCTCCAGCGCGGCGAGGTACAGGTCGCGCTGCTGCTCGCCCTTGGCGGTCCGCTGCTTGCCAGTGCCGCCGCAACCCCAACAGGTGTCGCCGTCGCGCATGTTGAAGCTGTACCGGCCCGAGCCGCCGCAGCGCGTGCACTCGGTGGTGTCGTACTTGAGGGTGTCAGCGGTGGTTCCCATGTACCCATAGTCACGCCCCACGTTCGCGCTGTCTCCCCTCTCGCGGAAGGTTCACGAACGCTTCATCTAGCGGCCGGCGTCGTCGTCCTCCAGCGCCCGCACCAGGTCCGCCTTCCGCGCGTCGCTCAGCACCGCCACCCCACGCGCGTCCAGTTCCGCTCGCAGCTGCTCGACGGTGTTCGCGTCGTACGGCGGCAGCAACCCGCGCGCCGGCGCGCCCGTGTCCGGCGCCTGCGCGGCGTGCTGCGGCGCGTCCGGGATCGGCCCGACGGTGGTGCCGGCATCCGCGGCCGCGTCGTCCGCGGCGTCCTGCGCGGGCGGCACCGGCGGCTTCAGGTCGAGGCTGAACTCCAGCGGCGTCAGCGGGTACAAAAGCCCCGTCTCCAGGTAGCCGCGGATGTACGGGTTGTCGGTGTCCACCGTGATCACCTGGCCGGGCTGTGCACTGACGCCGTTCTCGTCGTGCGGCAGGTGCACCTTCACCTCGACTTCGATCCTCGCCATCGGTTCCTCCTACGGGGTGTGCCCGAGCCAGCGCAGCCACGCCCGGGTCTGGAAGTCGTTCGACCCGAAGATCGTCAGGCCGCTCGACAGGTCAGTGCGGATCGCGAACCGGAACCGCGTCGGCGCGGCGCTCGCGTGCAGGTACGGCGACAGCGGCGCGTGCACCGGCCACATCCGCGACGCGGCGATGATGTGGCACGGCGCGTCCGACAGCGTCGGGGCGGTACTCAGCTGCGCGTCGGGCGACAACCCGGTGCCCTGGCTGAACATCCCGATCCGCTGCCACGCCGCTCCCACCGGACTGTTCTGCGTCCCGAACGCGATCGCCGGCGCGAGCGGCAGGCCGGGGTAGCCGAAGTCCGTCCAGATGCCCAGCTGCACGTTGCGGCCCGACGAGTACGGCGTGCTCGGAGTGAACCCGAGCGTGATCCCGACCTCGTACATCCCCTCGCGGCGGATCGTGAACAGGCCGCTCAACGGGTCGCACGCCAGCGCGGAGTCCCACTCGTTCTCGTCCCACTCGACGCTCGTGAACGTGAGCGGCTGGAACCCCGTCGCGACGCTCACCGGCGACGGCGCGGCGACCATGCACGCCTCCAGCCCGAACTGCGGCATCACCTGCACACCGCCACCCGGGATCGTCCCGAAGCTCGTCACCGTCGGGCCGGGGATCGACACCGCCCCCGACGTGGTGGACGGGTCAACGTCCACCTGCAGCGCGCCGCCGGGCAGCGACGCGAGCGTTCCCTTGCCAGGCTGCACCGGCATCAGACCGGCACCACCAGGTGCGCGTACAGCTCGGTGCCGGCGAACTCCGCAGCGCCGGCCGTGACGGCCGTCACCCCCGCGCTCGGTACCGTGTTGACGGTGCCGCCGAACGTGTGGTCGGCGAGCAGCGAGATCGTGGTGCCGGCCCCCGCGAAGATGTAGTCGAAGTTCGACGCGCAGAACGTCTCTGCCGTTCCCGCCTGCGGCGTCTGCGAACCGCACACGCTCTGCTGCCCGAAGAAGAACGCGGTGCCGGCGCCGCTCGGAGTCGCCTTGCAGTACGCGATGAAGATGCCGTTCGCGACCGCTCCCAGCGCGACCGCGAGTTGGTAGCCGACCGCCCACAACCCGGTCACCGGCAGCACCAGCCCGCCGGCGATGGCCATCGTGCCGCCCGACGTGTCCCACCGCACGAGCGGCCCGGTGAACGCCACCGTGTCACCGGTCGCCATCGCCTGCGCCGTGCCGCGGTACACGCACGCGGTCGGGAACGAGCCGTACTTCGCGACCAGCCCCGCCGCGTCGATCGACAGTCCGTTGTCCGCGTCCGGGTCGAGCACCAGGTCCGCCGCCAGCCCGCCACCATCGATCCGCCACGCCACGCTCGGCGAGTCGTACAGGCACGGCATCCGCGTCACGAGATCCTCCAGCCGCTCAGGAACGAGCCGAGCACCGCACCGCCGCCGATCTGCGCGATCGACCCGGCCGTCAGCGTGTTGAAGTAGTACCAGCGGTGCAGCACTTCCAGGTAGTCGCCGGCGAGCAGGTCCACGTACGTGCGGGCACTGCCCGGCGCAGAGTTCGTGCCGGCGCTCGCGCCGACCAGCACCGACCGGCCACCCACGAACGTCGCGCCGTTCTTCCGGAACCAGATCATCGCGTCCGCGTTCACGAACGTGCCGCCGCCCTGGATCTGCACGTACAGGCCGGTGCTCACGAAGTACCGGCCGCTCGCCGGCGCCGTGAACCGGGTCGGCTGCGCGATCAGGTCGAGGATGCCGGTCGGGTCGAACAGCTTCGAGTCCCACACCACCACGCTGTCCGCGTTCAACGCGGTGCCGATCGTCTGCGTGGACAGCTTCCCGACCCGGAACGCGTTCGTGCGTGTCCCCTTCCGAGCGAACAGTCCCGCGCTGTGCTGCTGCAGCCCGTTCGTCGGCAGCGGCGACGGGATCACGTCCGCTCGCAGCCGCCGGTCGCTCGTCACCTCGAGCGCCACCGACGGCGACGTGTTGATCAGCGGGATGCTCACGACCCCGGCCCGATCCACGTCAGCGAGAACCGGTTCGGCACCCAGTTGATCGGCGTCGTCGCCGACCGGTGCAGCGCCAGGTATCGGAGTCGCGCGCCGGCCACGAACACTGCCTTCACCATCAGACTCATGTTGACACCCTCCGCGGCGGTCGCCGCTCCCGTCCGAGTATCGCCGACGAAGTTCGCGAACGCCCCACCCTGGTTCGAGATCTGCGTCAGGATCGCGCGCTCCGTGTTGTCGGCCACGCCCACCCAGCCGCCGTACACGCCGAACTCCCACAGCCCCGCGATCGGCATGATCACGCACGAGTTCGCGGCGTCCCACAGGTCGCCGGCGGCGTAGCCCTCCACGAAGATCGTTGCGCCTGTCAGCGGCACCAGCGTGAACACGCCCGTCGCGACGGACACGTTCGCGCCGCCCGTGACGACCACCGCCGGCTTCGGGATGATGTCGCGGATCGCGCCGTTCTCGTCGCGCGCGACCAGGCTGTTCGCCGTCGCCGTCCCCAGCCGCTCCAGGTCCCACCGCCACCGGCCGGTGCCCGAGTCGCGGAACTCGACCGGCTGCAGCGCCGTCGCGAGCGCGGACAGCACACCGCCGACGGACACGTCACTGGTCGTCTCGACCGACTCCATCGTCAGCGCGCCCTGCACCTTGCGCCGCGTCAACATCGCGAGCTGAGCATCGACGCGCCGCATCCACGCTTGCAGCTTCTCGTCCGGCGCGACTGCTCGACGGTCGCTCATCCGGTCACCGTCCCGACCGGCTCCAGCGTCAACTGCACCGACTCGTTGCGACCCTCACCCTTCACGTCCACCTTCGAGATCCGGAACGTGCCGGCCACGTCGATGCCGCTCGACCCGAACGCACACCCGACCAACGCACCCGGCACCAGCTGCTCGATCAGCACCGGCGCCGTCGAGTCCAGCAGCACCTCAGACAACACCGTCACCGGCACACTCCCGATCGCGAGGGTGCTGCGCGCCTGCGCCGCAGCACTCGCATCATCCCTCACCGACTCCTGCGACTGCACATCGTCCAGCAGGCCGTACGTCGCGATCGACGCGGCGTCCTGCGCCTCCCCGAAGATCGGGTCGGGTCCCTCACCACCGCCGGCGCCCGACAGGCCGACGCGGTTGCCGACCGGGAACCCGCGCGTCGTCTTCGGGATCGCAGCCAGGTGCCGATCCTGCAAGAGCACGATCGGCTCCGCGTCGATGCTGGTGCCGCCGACCAGCGCATCCCGTCCGACGAACGTGAAGTCCACGCCGCTGTTCGCCAACTCGCGCAGCTGCGGGCCGGCCATCAGATGCTGCCCCGCCAGGTACTTCCGCGTCCCCAGGATGCCGGTCGGCGACGACACCACCGTGATGTTCGGCGACGCGTCCTCCAGCATCGCGTCGTCCGCCAGCGTCTCGAAGATCGTCGCCAGGTCGGTCGCCTCGAACACGCGGTCCACCGGCAGCCTGCGGTGGTCCCACCACAGCGACAGGTCACGCGCGTCGTACCCGCCGCTGGTGCCCTGCGCGTCCTTCGAGAACACCGGCCCCTGCCACACCGCCACGCCGTCCCGGATGATCGCGAGCTCGTGCTGTCCCGGCTCCGCGTCGCGGATCGCCTCGAAGCACGCGCGGGTGCGGCCCATGCCGGCCAGGTCGGCTGACGCCTGCGACGTGTCGTCCAGCATCCGTGTCCACGACACGCTCGTGACGGGCAGCCGGTCGAACACGAGCGACCCGCCGCCGCGCGTCCAGATCTGCGCGGAGTACCGCCCGCACCCGAGGGTGTTGAGCGCCAAGGCGCTACCCGACGGCCAGGCTCACGAGCGGCATCGGCAGGTTGTTCGCGGCCGCCGTCTGCGCCGCGACGTCCGTGTACGCCGCCAGCGTGTTCGACGCCGGGAACGTGGTGCTGCCCGTCGCGGAGTGGAACTTGCGGTTGCGGTGCGACGCGCCTGGCGCGGTCACGCTGACGTTGCCCTGCACACCCGAGAACGACAGTGCACTCGCAGCGGTCAGCGGCGCGATGCCGAGCCACACGTAGTACCAGCCCGGCTCGAACGTGGTGGCGGTGATCGTCGCGGCCTGCTCCGCGATCGCGTTGGCGCCACCCGCGAACGCGATCGCGCCACTCGTGATGACCACGCGGCCGGACACGTCCGCCATGCCGATGTTGTAGTTCGTCGCGGCCGGCGTCGCGCCCTGCGCGTACTTCCACCGGATGCGGGTCGCGCCGACGATGCGCCGCGCGAGGTACGCCAGGTACGCGCCCTGCATGTTGTCGTGCGTCGTCGGGGTCAGCGTCTGCGCGCCGACGACCAGCGACTCGGACGGCTGCAGGAACACCTCGTCACGCGCGGTGCCGGCGGTCGGCGGGCCGCTCACCGGCGACACCGCCGGGCCGAACACGCCACCGATCGGACGCCGGTCGCGGATGTTCGCGGTCGTGATCGACGTGACGCCGGCGCCGACCAGCACGTCTGCGAGCAGCACGTACCCCGTCGGCACCGCCTGCGCACCGGTCAGGTTGTCGAGCGTCGCGCCGCCGCTCGGGGTGCCGGCGAGCACCACCACCTGCGGCACGATCGAGTCGCTGGACGCGGGCGCTGTCAGGCACACCCGATCGACGCGCGGGTTGGTGCCGTCCGCCGTCCCGATCGTCGCGAGCAGCTGCGCGCCGTTGTACTGGTACCGGTAGATGCCGAGCGCCGCGTCACGCACCCACGCGTTCATCTCCGTCGCGGCGGCGCCGACCCCGACCTGCATGTTCGCGCCGGCCGGGTTCTGCTTCACCAGGTAGTCGGCGAGGCCGGCGACGCCGACCGCGACCGACTCCGCCGTGGCGTAACTGACGGCCCGCTGCTCCGCGGCCTTCAAGGCGGTCGAGTTGATCGGGGTCGTCTTCGTGGCGAAGTTCAGCCACGCCTTCGGGGTGTACGCCACCGCCGCCTCCTACCGCTCTCGATGCTGAGTCTGGATCTGCACGGTCGCCGTATCGTCGCAGGAGCACACCGCGGCAGCGGCAACGCACACGTCGATCGAAGCGCCGGCGCACGTGTCGAGCCACGTGATCGTGTCGCCCGGCTGCATCATCAGCTTCGGCGCGCCGTCCAGCACCGAGCCGTCTGCGAGCGTCCACCGCAGCTCGCGGCGCGCGTTGTCGATCACGAACGTCTCACCCGCCCCGAGCGACAGCGTGAACACGAACGGGCACACGTCATCCGACCACTGCGTGGTGCCGTCCGCCGGGAACACGCAGTCGGACGGCCACAACCCGTCCGACGGGTACAGCCCCATGCTGGAGTACGCCACGCCGCCGTCGATGCCGCTGGTGCCGCCCGTGAACGTGATCACCGGCGCGTCGATCCCGATCCCCTGGTCGGCGACGGTCGTGCACACGCTGGTGCCCTGCGAGAACAGCCACGTCTCGAACGGCACGATGTTCGCGTCCGACGCGCCGGCGTTCAACGTCACCGGCCCGACGGCGTTCACGAGCGGCCCGTACAGGTACGGGTTGCCCGCCGTCAGCGTGAACGTGATCGGCACGACGTAGCAGCACTCCTCACCACCCGACAGGTCGGTGTCCATGTTCGTCAGCCCCACGTCGTACAACCGCCACCGGTTCGTGTTGAAGTCGCCGGCCGGGTCATCCCCGCACGTCGTGCGCACGTCCATGAACGACAGGTCGCAGCCGGCGCACAACGCGTCTGCGAGCGTCTCCGCCAGCCACCGCCGCGCGTACTCCATCCCTGAGCAGTTCGCCGCGATCAGCCAACCCTTCACCGTCACCGGCCTGGCGTCCAGCGTCTCCGGTCCCAGGATGCCGCCGATGCCGTCCGCCGCCGGCGACACGTCCCGCGAGCTCGTGGTGTCCAGCCCCTGGATCTCGTCGATGATCAGTCCGAGGTAGTCGAACCCCTCGGGCCGGTCGCCGTCCGCCCACGGAGCGTTATCGGTGGCCGGGTCGTGGAACTCGCCGTACAGGGCCGGGTACAGGTCATCGGCCGGGAACAACGTGTCGGACGGGAACAGGTCAGCCTGTGCGTTCTTCGTGCACGGCACGTCGATCCCGATGCTGGTGATGACCAGCTCCGAGGTGGTCGGCAGCGGCCCCGTGACGCCACTCACGATCCCGACCTCCGTCGCGCCCGTGAACGACGCGAACTCGGTCTGACCGGTCGCGGTGAACCACGCGTTCCCGATCGTCGCCTGCGAGTACGTGTACGCGCCCGACCCGATCAGGGTGGTGTTCGGGTTGTCCGGGTCGCCCGAGTAGAGGCCGGCCGTCATCCCGGTCGGGCCGAACACCACCTCGAACACCCACTGCCCCGTCGCGCCGGCCACCGCCAAGCCGCCGAACAGGTTCGTGACGCCGGTGCCGAACGACGACACGCCGCCGTCGGGCCGGCGCTCGTGCGCCTGGATCTGCCAGATGTTGCCCGCGCTGACGGTGATGCACATGCCCAGCCACCCGGCGTTCGCGGTGCCCGGGTTGATCACCTTCGCCGGCCCGAAGTTATGGCTCGGACTCATCGGTCCCTGCATGTCGATCATCAGCCGGACGCGCTGCGTGACGAGGCCGTTGTTCGGCAGCAGCACACCGCCGACGCTCGGCAGGCCGCCCTGGAACCCGACGTACCCGGCCTCGAACCACTTCACCTCGTTGACGGTCGGCACCGCCCCCGTCAGCACGTTGCGCCACGACGCGATCGGGCTGGCGCCGAGCGTGTCGTCGGTCGCGCCGGCCGGACACGTCGAGAACGGCCACGCCTCCAGCAGCAGGTCCGCGCACGGCGTGGACGAGATCGACTGGAACCACGGCCCTCCGAGGCCGCGCGACAGGTACGCCGCGGTGCGCGCGTTGTTCGCGACCTCGACACCGCCGACGCTCAGGAACCCGGGACTGGTCACCGCTCAGCCCCCGCCGCGATCTCACTGAGCGCCGCCAGGAACGCGTCCGTGTTGCCCGCGTTCGCGAGGTTGATCTGCCCCACCGAGACACCTCCTGCGAGCCGCAGGATGCGCGTCAGCGTCGCGATCATCCGCCGGTCGCGTTCGATCGCTGCCTTCTCCCGCGCGTCGTCCGACTTCGTCTTCGTCTTGCGCGCGTCGCGCAGGTCGCGCTGGTCTTGCTTCAGGTTCCCCCGCGCGTCGCGCAGCTGCTCCCGGATCACCGACAACGGGTCGGTCACGTCCTGGTGGAACCCGGCACCGCCGGCCGACCCGCCCTTCATGCCGATCACCGCGGCGATTGCGAGCACCTGCTTGTTGACGTCCTGGAGCTGTTCCTTGAACTGCTGCGCGAACGCGAACCCGAGCATCGACCCGACCGACCCGAGCGTGATCTTGTTCTGCGCGAGGATCTGGTTCATCGCGTCGTTGAACTGCTTCCCGGTGATCTTGCCGAGGTTGAACATCGTGGTCAGGTCGGCGATGTTCTTCGCGATCATCTCCTTGCGCGCGTCGCCCTCCGCGCTGATCGCGTCGATCTGATCCTGCAGCTTCTGCTGCCGCTGCTGCTCGTCGAACGCCGCCAGCTGCGCCTGCGCGTCCTTCACCCGCTGCACGTACGCCTCGGGCGTCTCGTCCGCGCTCATCGCAGACGTGGCCGCGGTCACCAGGTCGGCGCGCTGCTTCGCGATGTCCGCCGCGTTCGACCGGGCCTGCGCCGCGTTCAGCTGCGACTGCAGCGGCTTGATCTTGGCCGCCACCTGCGCGTCGATGATCTGCCCGATGGTGTCTCCGAGGCCGCCGGCGAGCGAGTTCATGTTCGCCTTCGCGTCGGCCAGCGCGGACTTCCCGGCACTGGTCAGCGCGGCCTTGATCGCGGGGACGCCCTTCACGATCCCGAGCGCGATGCCCTGCGCGATCGGCAGGCCCACCTCGTCCGCGAACAGCCGCGACGGGGAGCCGGACTTGATCAGACTGCGAGCGTGCGACAGGGCACTCGTGACCAGGCCGCTGAGCGCGCTGGCGATGGTGCCCGGCAGCGACCGGATGCCGGACGCGATGCCCTGCACGATCTCCACGCCGACGCTCTTGGCCCACTCGAACGCGGACGACGCGGCGTTCGCGATCGCGTTCTTCACGCCGTTGAACGCGTTCACGACTGCGCTGAACAGCGTCGAGAGGCCGCTACTGACGCCGCTGATGACCCGCGACGCGAGCGTGTGCGCCGCGCCGACCGCCGCCGAGATCGCTCCGATGATGCCGAGCCGCACCGCGGCCGACACCGCCGCGCGCACCTTCCCCGAGCCGGTGGACACCAGCCCGATCACACCCTCGATGATGCCGCTGCCGAGGAACCGCGCCGCGCCGATCACCGCACCGCCGAGCTTCAGGAGGCCCGACACCAGCAGCCGGCCGACGCGACCACCGAACGTCTCCAACGGCCCCAGGATCGCGACCAGCGCCCGCGCGCCGGCGTCACTCATTAGCGGCGCGATGCGAGCACCGAGGCTCGCGAACGGCTTCAGGAACAACTCGCCGATCTTCAGCAGCTTCCCGGCCGGGAACACCGCGATCGCGACGCCGATCGCGAGTTGCCAGTGCGCCGCCCAAAAACCGGGGTCGGTCAGCGTCGTCACCATGTTCGCGAGGATCAGCGCGCCGGTGTTCGCGAAGTCGCCGGCGTGCGCCGCGACCGCCGCGTTCATCTGCGCGATGATCGGGCCGAGCACGTCCTCGCCGGCGGTCAGCGCAGTCTTGATGCCGTCCGTGATCTTCGTGCCGACGCTGCCCCAGTCCACCCCGTTGAACGCGTCCATCAGCTGCTGCGTGAGGCTGGCCGAGTCCACCATCCCGATCGCGTTGTTGAACCGGCCACCGCCGACGCTCGAGGTGCCGTTCAACGCCTCGTCGATGGCGCCCGTGATGGCGTCCTTGATCGACCCGGCCGCGCTCGTGATCTGATCCAGCACGAACTCGGCCTTCAGCTTCAGCGTCGGCTTCGCGGCCAGCTCCGACACCTTGTCGGTCAGGTCGGAGAAGACACCGATGCCGTCACTGATCACCGGCAGCACCTGCGTGCCGAGCGTGATCGCGGACGCCTGCAGCTTCCCGATCGCCTTGTCCCACTGGGCGCTGATCGACTTCGCCTGCTCCTGCGCGGCCTTCGAGGTCGCGCCCTGGCTCTTGGCGAGCGCCACCAGGTCAGCGTTCGCGGACTTCGAGTTCTTCCCGGTCAGCGCCAGCGCACCACCCAGCGCCCGCACGTCCGGGAACAGCTTGCCCATCTCCGTGAGGTTGCCGTGCGTCGCCTTCTGCAGCAGGTCGAGCGACCCCTGCAGTCCCTTCGACTTGATCATCGCGGCGCCGGACTCGAACCCCTGATCCTTGATCGCCTTGGCCAGATCCTTCGACGGCGAGATGAACTGGGTCATCACCGCCTTGATCCGGGTCATCGTCTCCGCGCCGGAGATGCCTTCCTTCGTGAGCGTCGCGATGCTGGCGCCGACGTCCTGGATCGACACTCCGAGCGTGGACGCGAACGGCAGCACGTCGCCGATGTTCTGCGCCAGCGTCTGGAAGTCGATCACGCCCACGTTGACGGTCTGGAACAACGCGTCCGACACCTCGCCGGCGTCCGACGCGCTCTTGTGGTACGCGTTCAGCACCGCCGTGACCGCGCCGGTCGCGGTGGCCGTGTCCGTCAGTCCCGCCTTCGCGGCCTTGGCGCCGGCGGTCAGGATCTTCATCGCGTCCTTCGCCTTGAACCCTGACGACACCACGTCGTACAACCCGTCCGCGAGCGTCTTCGGCGCCACCCCCGCGGTGCGGCCCAGGTCGAGTACCTGCTTCTCCAGCGCCTTGAACGACTCCTCGTTCAGCTGCGCGATCGAGTTGACGTTGCGCATCGACTTGTCGAAGCCGATCGCCAGGGTGGTGGCTGCTGCCAGCCCGCCGGCGGCGGCCGCGACGGCACCGCCGATGCCGACCGCCATCGCCTTCCCGATCTTCCCGCCGACGCTCTTGCCGACCCCGGCGGTAGACCGCTCGATGCTGGACTGGAACCCCGTCGTGTTCGGAACGATCCGAACGAACGCTCGGGCGATCTCACCCGCCACCGGAGAACTCCGACTCGCGCCCCATCAGCCCCATCAGGGAGAGCATAGTCGGGTCGTTCACGGGCGGCACGAGCGCGTTGCCGACGGACGCCGCCGGCGACACCTCTCCACCCGGCGCGACGGACGGCCGCTCGAAGTGTGGCGCCGGCGGTGCAGCCGTCTCACTGACCGCCCTGCCTTCCAGGATCGCGTCGATCGTCTCGACGCCCTCCAGGTCGTGCCCGCGGATCAGGTAGGCGTAGGCTGCGCGGAGAAGTCGTCCGAGGGGGAGATCGGCAGGATCGACGCCACGGAGGGCGCAGTACCCGTCGAAGGCGCGCCAGGTGCGAGGCTCGCTGAGCCATCGCCAGAGGGCGACGGCTCCGACGTAGGGACCGTGGTCTCCTCCTCGATCAGCCACTGGATCACCGCCATCACGTCAGCCAGCGTGAGCGGGTCTTCGTCCGCGCCGCGCGCTCGCAGCTGTCCCCACTGCCCCGCGCCGGGCGGCTCGACCAACTCGCCGATCAACCCGTCCACGATCCGCAGCACCTCGCCGGCCGCCACCCCACCACCACTGAGCGGGTCGAGCACCGTCATCACGTCCGCCGGCACGTTCACGCGCCGCACGAACGACTGCCCACCGATCACGAACGTGCGGTCTGCCGCGGGCCGCGACCCGCGCAGCTTCCGTGCCGTGTCGAAGTTCTTCATGGCCTGCTCCCCTACACCCCCGCCGCGAGGGCCGGCACCAGGTACGGCTGCGCGCGCATGTACCTCGTCCCAAGCTCCACGAACGGGGCGTACTCGACGTTGGTCCCGACTTTCGCGGACAGGTCGCCGCCCTCCCGCACCACCTCCCAGGTGATGCTGGACCGCAACCTGCCGCCGATGTAGCCAGGCTTATGGGTGGACTCCGGGGTGCCGACCGGGCACCGCGTCACCGCGGCGCTGTGCACTCGGAGCGCGCGGCGCATCAGGTCGCGACCCGTGGCGCCCTGCTCGGACTCCAGCAGCACGTACAACTCGCCCGGGTTCCAGATGATGCCGTCCACTCGGGGCGACAGCGTACAGGCCGCTCGCCCGGACGCTTCATCAACGCTTCACGTTCCAGGCCGAGACACGGCGAGCGTGCAGCGTGAACATGGGTACATGGGAACCACCGCGAACACCACCGCCCCCCGTTACGCCCAGTACGTCGGCCGCACCCGCACCCACGCGAAGACCCGCTACCTGCGCCTGCACTACTACGACGTCGTGCGGATCGTGAAGCTCAACGAGAAGACCGCCATCGTCCGGCCGCTGGAGAACATCCTGCACGAGCCGACCAGCGAGTTCAGCCACGTGTTCACCGTCAAGCTCGACGACCTCCGAGACGCCCGCTAGACGGCGGGCGTGTAGCCGTCCACCTCGACCAGCACCGGCAGTTGCCACCCGGCACAGCCGCCCTGCGTCGGCATCGGCGTCATCGGTCCCGTCTCCACGCTGCGGCACCACCGGCCGGCGAACAACCGGTCGGTGCGGATCAGCGTCCGCACGCCGTTCCACATCGCCCACCCATCCAGGTAGATCGTGCGCGCAGCGGCGTCCAGCTTCTGGCCGTCCGGCACGCGCAGCGTCACGCCGCCCTCGACGATCGGGTAGCACCGCATCGTCGTCACCACGAACGTCGCCATCGGCACCGCCGGCCGTCCCTGCGGCAGCCCCTGGTTCCCCGCCTCGCGCATCGCGACCTGTGCGTGCAGCTGCACGTGCACCGTCATCTGGTCGCAGCAGTCGATCGCCGGCGGTCCGGCACTCACGTACCGGACCGCCGGCGCAGCCCCCCCGCCAGCTTCGATCGCCGTCGCAGCGGCGTCCAGCAGCTGCGAGGCAGCGTCGTACAGGTCAGAGGCTGCCGCCACCTACTCCGCCGGCTCAGCCGCGGTGTCGTCCGCGTGCTCGTCGTCGTAGTCGTACAGCGCCTCGACCAGTTCCGGCTTCGTGAGGCCCGAGTACGCGATGCCGCGCTCCCGCGCGATCGGCCGCAACTGCTCGACCGTCATCGACTCGTAGTCGGTGTCCTCATCGTCGTCGTGCGCGTTCGTGATCGTCGCCGGCTGCGCAGCCATGTCGCTGGACGTGTCCTTCGCGAACGCCTCCGGATCGTCCGCGGGTCGCAGCACCTGGCCGACCGACGGGTCCACCGGCACGTCGCCGTGGTACAGGCCGGAGTCCGGGTCGTGCAGCGGGTTCCGGCTCGGGTCAACAAAGCTCACGTGAGCCTCCTCGGGTAGCGCGGCGAGTCAGGACTCCACACCGCCGGGCGGCGCCGCAGTCCGCGCGGGTTGTAGGCCACCATGAACGCGTCCACGAGCGCCAGGCCACTGCCCTCGGGACTGTCCAGCATGTAGTTCACCAGCGTCGCGAGCCGGCCCTTCGTTACGCGGATGCCCTGACGCGTGACCTCCTGCACCGCTTCCGGCAGCGCACACCCCGCTCCGGGGATCGCTGCGAGCGCGAACTGGCACGCGAGCTGGCACGCAGCCATCTTCCCCGCGACCGGCGGATCTACACCGTGCGTGTACGTCACCGACCACGTGCCCTGAGCGGTGTCCGGCAGCGTCAGATCCTGGCACGCCGGCCACAGCAGATCGTTCGTGCACACCAGCCGCCGGTACTGGTCGAGCCGGTACGTGCTCGACGCCTGCACCACGCCATTGATCTTCACGCTGGTGATGCCGGTCACGGGGTAGCCGTCCAGCACCACCTCCGACAGGATGCCGCACCCGCACTGCTGCCCGCCACAGTCCCACGACCCGCCGGTCCAGTTGATCGGCACGCCGAGCGCCATCGCGCCCTGGATCGCGAGGCCGCCCACGAACCCGCCGCCCCAGCAGCCGCACCCCGTCATGCACGGCCGCACCGTGGACGTGCAGCCCCCCGAGAACTGGCGACCCGACAGGTCGAACAGCACCTCCGAGGCCATCTGCGCCGCGAACGTGTAGTC